GAGGACTGGAACGCCGCCGAGGTCGCGGACTGGATCGAGCCGCGCGACCGGATCACGCTCGGCTTCGACGGCTCCAGGACAGGTGACGCGACCGCCCTGGTCGCCTGCCGGATCGAGGACGGGCTGGTGCAGCCGCTCGCTGTCTGGGAGGCACCAGCCGAGGGCCGCGACTGGGAAGTCCCGGCGAGCGCGGTCGACGCGGTGCTGGCTCAGACGATGGAGCGTTACCGGGTGCTCAGGGGCTACTTCGACCCGCCGTTCTGGCAGTCCGAGATCGACCAGTGGGCCAGGGAGTACGGCGAGGCGAGGATCATCCGCTACTGGACAGGCCGCAGCCGGATGATGCAAGCGACCGAACGGTTCCGCACCGACCTGGCTGCAGGTCAGCTCCACCACTCAGGCGACGAAGTCCTCGGCCGCCATGTGCTGTCGGCGCAGACGAAGGAAGCCAGGGGCGGCTACTGGCTGACGAAGGCGCGCTCAGGCAGCCCCGGCAGGATCGACGCCGCCGTCGCGGCGGTGCTCGCCTACGAGGCCCGCTCCGACTGCATCAGCGAGGGGCTGGTGCGTGAGCGGTCGAAGGTTCCGGTGAGCCTCTAATGGCTCCCCAGATCGCCATCCTCGTCCCGGAGGATCTCGCGCCGGACCAGACACCCCCGGCGGTGGTCGCCAGCTGGCTGCAGCTGCTCGGGGCGCAGCTGGACGAGCAGACCAGCCAGGCGCAGACCTACGAGGCGTACTACGCCGGGCGGCACCCGATGGCGTTCGCTACGTCGAAGTTCCGGGAGACGTTCGGCTACCTGTTCGGCACCTTCGCCGACAACTGGTGCCAGGTCGTGGTCGACTCAAGCCTGGAGCGGCTCGCCGTCGAAGGCTTCCGCTTCGGCGCGAAGGACACCTACGAGGGTGACGCGGACGCCTGGAACATCTGGCAGGCGAACAACCTGGACAAGGACTCCGTCGCCGCGCACCTGGAGGCGTTGAAGACCGGCCACGCCTACGTCATCGTCGACTCGGGCGACCCGCCCACGATCACCGTGGAGTCACCGATCGAGGTCACCGTCGCCACGCAGCCAGGCAACCGCCGCAAGCGGATCGCCGCGCTGAAGCGGTGGCTGGGCATCGACGGGCACCTGCACGCCACCCTCTACCTGCCCGAGGCGGCATGGCGGTTCGTGAGCGATGAGGAGTTCGACCCCGGAGCGAAGCAGCTCGCCTGGACGCTTGACAGCCCGCCGATGGTGACGAACCCGGTGCGGCCCACGATCCCCGTCCTCGAGCTGGCGAACAGCCCCGGCCTGCTCGCAGGCGGCAGGTCAGACCTGGAGCCGGTGCTGCCGCTGCAGACCGCAATCGACAAGCTCTGCGCCGACATGATGGTCGCCAGCGAATACGCCGCCTACCGCCAGCGATGGGTGACCGGCATCGAGATCCCCGTCGACCCCGAGACTGGTGAGCAGCGACCCGAATGGCTCAAGCGGTTCCTGTCCGACCCGTCCCGCACCTGGGCAAGCGAAGACCCAAACACGCGCTTCGGATCGTTCGATGTCACGAACCTCGACAACTACACGAAGGCGATCGAGATGTTCATCCAGCACCTGGCAGCCCAGACCAGGACACCGCCGCACTACCTGACCGCAGGCCTCGGGCAGTGGCCGTCAGGCGACTCGCTGAAGGCCTCCGAGGTCGGGCTGGTCGCCAAGGTGCGGCGCAAGCATCTGAGCTTCGGCGAGACGTGGGAGGAGGCGATGCGGCTCGCGTTCCAGATCGTCGGTGACGAGCAGAAGGCGACCGCCACCGACGCCGAAGTGATCTGGGCCGACCCCGAGTACCGCTCCGAGGGTGAGCGCGTCGACGCGCTCGTGAAGATGCGTGCGCTCGGTGTGCCGCTTGAGGCGCTCTGGCAGCGGTGGGGAGCCAGCCCGCAGGAGATCACCCGCTGGCGCGCGCTGCTGGAGGCGCAGGTGGCGCTGATGGGTGTCGCTGCCGCCTACCCGGTCACCACGACAGGACGCGAGGCGCAGCAGCTCAACCTGGGCGGCGCAACACCGAACCCCTAGAACGACAACGGGCCTGCGCCCCAGAGCCAGGCCCGCTGCCGATGCCGATCAGTCAGAGGGAGCCTAGACCAGGCTCCCGGACAGCACCAGAGTCGAGGAGGACGGGATGTCCGAAGCGGCTGATGCAGGCGGGACGCCTGCGAACACCGGTTCGACCGAGGGCGGGACGCCCGAGGCGAAGGGCCAGCCCGCAGCGGCAGACGCGAGGTCTGACGACAGCGGGGGAACGGAGGAGGAGCAGCGGCGCGACGCCCAGCTGCCTCCCGAGTACCGCAAGGCGCTCCAGTCGGAGCGTGAGGCGCGCAAGGCTGCCGAGCGTGAGCTGAAGCAGCTCCGAGGAGTCGAGCAGCAGCGGGTCGATGCGGAGAAGACGGAAGTCCAGAGGCAGACCGAGCGTGCCCAGGCTGCCGAGCGGAGGATCGCCACGCTGGAGCGTGAAGCGCTCGCACGACAGGTCGCGTCCGAGGCCGGAATCCCCGACTGGTGGGACCGGCTGACGGGCGACGACGTGCGGGCACTGCGCGCCGACGCAACGCGCGTCCGCGAGATGCTCGGACAGGGGAAGGGTGCGCTGGATGGAGGGATGCGAGGCACCCGCCCGCTCGGGCGGGAGCCGACGATGGACGACCTGATCCGTTCCAAGGCCGGGCGGTGACCTGAACCGCCAACCCTGAAGGGAGACAAGTGAGCACACCCGAAGCTCAGGCCGTCTACGGGAGCGGCATCACGTTCACCGATGCCCAGGATCTGATCCCGCTCCCCGTTGCGACCGAGATCATCGGGCTGATCCCGCAGACATCGGCGGCGATGGCGAAGTTTCGCCGCGTCACGATGTCCTCCAGGACGCTCAAGCAGCCCGTCCTCGGCTCGCTCCCCGTCGCGTACTGGGTCAGTGGCGACACCGGCCTGAAGCAGACCGCCGAGATGGCGTGGTCGAACGTGATGCTGCACGCCGAGGAGCTGGCAGTGATCCTGCCGATCCCGGAAGCGATCCTCGACGACAGCGCGTTCCCGCTCTGGGACGAGGCGAAGCCGTGGATCGCCGCTGCGATCGCGGTCGCGCTCGACCAGGCCGTGCTGGCTGGGATCGGCACCCCGGCCAGCTGGCCGACCGCGATCATCCCTGCCGCCTACGCGGCGAACAGGTTCGTCACGATCGGCTCGGCCGCGACGGCTGGAGGCCTGGCCGAAGACCTCAACAAGGTCTTCGCCACGGTCGAAGGTGACAACTACGACGTGAACGGGATCGTCGCCAAGCGGGCCGTCCGTGCGGCTCTCCGCTCGGCGCGAGACACCACCGGGCAGAAGCTGCTCGACGTGTCCCAGGACGAGATCGAGGGCGTCGGGATCACCTACGTCTACAACAACGTCTTCCCGCCCCACAACGCGACGCCGCCCCCGCCGGATGCTCATCTGATCGCGGGCGACTTCTCGATGGGGCTGCTGGGTGTCCGCCAAGACCTCCAGTGGAAGATGCTCGACCAGGCCGTGATCTCCGACGCCACCGGCAAGGTGATCCTGAACCTGGCGCAGCAGGACTCGGTTGCGATGCGGGTCGTGGCGCGGTTCGCGTTCGCTGTCGCCAACCCGGTCAGCACGTCCGGCCAGGTCGCAGGCGCGTACCCGTTCTGCACCCTGACCGGCGCGCTGCCGAGCGTGCTGGAGGCAGAGGCCGAGGCCGAGGCAGCCCCGAAGTCCAGGGCGAAGGCCTCCTGATGTCGACGCCGACCCCCACGCCCCCGACCGACCCTGACCAGCTGAAGCCTTACGTCGAAGACGTGGCTCGGCTCATTCGTGCACGCACGAAAGACGATCAGGGGCGGGAGGTCGGCACGTTCACCGCTGACACCCGCCCGACCGCTGACCAGGTGGAGGCGCACATCGAGGCGGCGCTCGGGCTGGTGTCGACCAGGCTCCCGTCGGTGATCCCCGACCGGCTGCAGCCAGCCGTCCGGAACCTGGTCGCCTACCGGGCAGCCCTGCAGATCGAAAAGTCGTACTTCCCGGAGCAGGTGCGGTCAGACCGCTCCGCTTACACGCAGCTGCGGGACGAATACAACGAAGACCTGGCGGCGCTGCTGAACGCGATCGCGGAGATCCCCGGCTACGGGGCACCGGGCAAGCGGGCGGGCAGCGAGTTCACGCCGACCTGGCTGCACGAGTACGCCTACGCGAACCTGCTCGGCTGGACCCCGGCGATGATGACCTGGGTCGAGGTCTACGGCGACGTGGGCACCGACTACTGGCCGGAACCGGAGAATCCGATGAACTGGCAGGCGGCGCACCAGCCGCCCCGGCAGGGAGTCCCGGACGACCTGCCGGTGGGGCAGGAGCCAGCCCGGCAAGCGAACCGCCCGGTGCCGTGATGCCGACCGGCCCGGATATGACCGTCAAGGTGGAGGGCGACACCAGGGCCGAGCTGAGCCTGATCAGCCTCGGCCGCAGGGCGCGCGAGCTCCACCCTGTCAGCGGCCAGATCCAGCGCGTCTACCTGCGCTCGGAGCAGGAACGCTTCAGCAGACAAGGGCCAGGCTGGCCGCCCCTCAAGACCGAGACGGCTGACCGCAAGGCCCGCGAGGGGCTGCCGCCCTCGATGCTGCGGGCGACCGACCGGCTCTACCGCTCCCTGACGACCATGTTCGGGCCTGACCAGGAGCGCGACACCGAAGGCAGCGAGCTGAAGTTCGGCACGACCCTGCACTACGCGCACTTCCACGACCGAGGCACCAGGTTCATGCCGAAGCGGAAGCTGATCGACCTGACAGTCGGAGACCGGGAGCAGATCACCAGGCTGGTCAGCGAGCACATCGCCAAGGGCGAGGCGTTGTGACGCTGGCTCCGACGATCTTCGACCGGATCGTCACCGGCTCCGACGTGGAGCAGTGGACGCTCGACTGCCTCAAGACCTGGTCGTCGACCTACCTGGCAGAGCTGGAGCGCCAGCACGGCCTGCAGGAGGGTTCGCTGCAGCGGATCAGGGGCTGGGTCACCAGCCCGAGCGTCGACAAGTGGCCGGAGGACCAGCTGCCGGTCGCGCTGCTCGTCAGCGTCGGACTGGCCGAACGGCCTCTCCGCGACGGTGCCGGTCGTTACCGGGGCAGATGGCAGATGGGCCTCTCCGTGGTCTGCTCAGCCCGCACCGCCGAGCAGACGCACGTGCTGGCGATGCTGTACGTCGCCGCCCACCGCGCGCTGCTGCTGCAGCGGCAGTCGCTGGACGGCAAGGCAGCAGGGGTCGTCTGGCAGGCCGAGACGTACACCGACCTGCCGTTCGACGACACCCGGTCCCTCGAGGCGGGCCAGGCGCTGTTCACGGTCGAGATCGAAGACATCACCAGCGCCTGGGCAGGCCCGGACACGCCGAGCCAGCCGCTCGACCCGGACACGCAGGCCTGGCCGCTCTGGCCGACCGTCAAGACCCACACCGAGCAGGTCAAGCACGTCGACGAGATCACGCAGCCGCAGGTGACCCCGTACACGAACGAGGAGGAGACGCACACATGACCCGGCCAGGTGTCGAGATCACATCGCTGGCGCAGCCAGTCCCGAAGTCGGCACCGACCGACACCGGGGTCTGGTTCGCTGTCGGCGCAACCGCGACAGGACCGGCGAACAAGGCCGTCCTGATCCAGTCGCTGAACGACTACATCACGACCTTCGGCAGCCGCACCGGAGGCCCGGCCCTCTACGACGCGGTCGAGACGTACTTCCAGGAGGGCGGCGGCAAGGTCTACATCAGCGCGCTGCCGACAACCCCGACCGTGCTCGCAGCCGTCGAGGCAGAGGAGCCAGCCGCAGCCGAGGCGAAGCCGAAGCGCGGCAAGGCAGCCCAGGCAGAGGAGACGGCAGCACCGGAGCAGCAGGCGACCGCAGCCCAGCTGATCCCGCTGCTGGACATCTTCACCGCAGACCTCGGGCCTGGGCAGGTGTCGATCCCCAGCCTGGTCGACGGGACAGTCCACCAGGCGCTGGTGGAGCACGCCGAGACGCACAACCGGATCGCGCTGCTGGACGGGCCAGCCAGCGGGCCGGTGTCGGCGATCCTCGCCTACACGACCCCGATCCGGTCACTGGTGGAGGCCCGCTACGGCGCGCTGTTCGCCCCGAACGTGGTCGTGCCAGGAGTCGCCATCGGCACGACCCGCCAGGTGCCGTACTCGGCGGTCGCCGCAGGCATCATCGCCCGCAACGACGCTGCCGGCCTCAACCCGAACGTCGCCGCAGCCGGTGCCAAGGGCGTGTCAGCGTTTGCGATGGATCTGACCGCCAGCTACATCGACACCGACTACCAGGCACTGAACGACGGCGGCGCTGACATGGCGAAGCTGGTCTACGGCCAGGTCGAGACGTACGGCTACCGCAGCCTCGTCGACCCGAACGGCCCCGACGCGGCCTGGCTCAACCTCGGCAACTGCCGCCTGAACATGGCGATCGTCGCCGACGCGGGAGTGATCGGGGAGCGGTACGTGTTCGGCCAGCTCGACGGACGCAACCGGCTGATCTCCCAGTTC